AAACGGATCATATACATATTTGATCTCTGCAGGAGGAGGTGTTTTTACCTCAACCGGTGTAGTCTCCATTACTTGGGCCAAATATTGATTCTGAGCTTGCATTCTTCTTTGTTCTGCTTGTGCTTGTGTTTGCGCTGCTATCTGGTTCTGTATCTGATTTTGTACTGCGGTTTGTTGTTGTATTTGGGCGGCGATACCTTCTTGGGCGGCAAACGGGCTTTGAGCAGCTATTTCCGTCTGTGGAACAGCTCCCGTCATAACTTGTTCTAACATAATTTGATCGTTAATATCTATTATATTATCACCTGTTACATCATACGCCAACTGTTGAGATGTAAGAGGTGAAAGTGCGGTACCTGCTTCGGTAAGTACTTCCTGTTGGGCTATTAGATCTGTAACAAAATCAACATCTGTTTCGGTTACATCCTGACCTCGTTTGCCTAATATATTCGCAATACTGTTATATGTAGCTACAGGCATATACTCCTGTAGTTTGCCACCTAATTCAGTTTCAGGATATTGACCCGTAAAACGCTCTACATCAGACGGGATAAAGTCTTCAAATCCAGCTTCTCTATATCCTTCCTCTACTTCTGGGGAAATAACAGCCAGAGGGTCATACCGTTCGGCTACAGCTCTTCCTGTCTCTGTTTCAAATTCCGGTCCACCTTGGGCTATATATTCAGTTAATTCAGCTTCGGTAGGTGTATAACCTTCTGTACTGAAGAATTCTTCTATTTCTGACCGCGTAGTCTGGCGAGGATCTACATAAGGAGCAATTTGTGTTCCTGTTTCTGCCTCAAATTCCGGTCCACCTTGTCCTGTGAATTGGGCTATATCTTCAGGTGAAGGTGTATAACCCAGTTGAGCATAAAGTTCAGAAATCTCATCAGCCGTTGTTTGACGGGGGTCTACATAAGGAACAAGTGCTCCCAGTGTCTCTGTTTCTACTGTTTGTCCTACACGCTCTGATACTTCTTCTGGTGAAGGTGTATAACCAAGTTCAGCAAATCCGGTTTCTACTTCCCCTTCGTCTGTGTAACCTTCATCTATATGAGTATCTACGGCTGGCTGTAAATCAACAGCAGAAGATTCACCAGTAAATGTATAGATATCTTCTGGAGTATGTACATATGGAGTTTCGTTAAGATCGAATGCTCTTTCAACTTCGCTGGATGTGTTAAATTGATCGGGAGCTGCAGTATTAAGTATGGCTAGGGCAGTAGTATGTACAGCAGGGGCTTCCGTCCAAACACCTTCTTCATCCTGCACCATGTCTACTGGTGGTAACGCATCCCAACCAAAAGCATCTTTTAGAGTCTGCACGCCTTGCTCTTGTAAAACAGGATCTTCAGACTGAGCCTCACGTACTGCTGTATTTAATTGCGGATTTTCGTTTACAAGCAGATTACCTAGAGGATCACCCGTATTGAACGTGTAATTTGCAACTGGATTACCATCAGGGAGGAATGGAATATGCCGTGGTTCCCCTGTATTCTCCATAACATTAATTGTCTGGTCTATTGCAGATATTGTTCCGGCAGTACCCATACCAGTAAATGCCGCTTGTATACCAGTTACTGATTGTAATGCGTCCCAATTATCCCCTTCAAATTTACCACCTTTTTTAAACACATCAGAATCAGGAACTACGGTAAGTAAAAAATCTCTTGTATAATTTACAGCGAATAATTCTTCTGCAGCTTCAGAAGCTCCTTCAGCAAACATGGTAGCAACTATTTTAGCTGTCCTTTTAGCCGCATATTCAGCAGGCCCTATATCTGCTATTTCCCTAGCTCCACGTTCTGATATTTCCTCCAGTATTTCTCCGGTTACTTTTTTACCTAATAATTTTTTTACAAATGGTGTAGCAGGATTAAGAATATTCCCCGCTGTTAATTCTAAAACTACTGCTCCTGCTGATCCTCCTATGGCTGCTCTTGTTGCTTCAAGATCCGCTTGTTCTTCGGTATACCTACCGCTCTTCATAAGTTCTGGAAATACAGTATTATAAATCTCATTTGCGGTAGAACCGCCTGTTTCCGCGGCAGAAAGAAAGATTTCTGTACCTATAGCAGTTCTAATGCTCCATTTACGAGCCAGCTCCTCTGCTATCTCTTTTGAATACTTACCCCCTTTTAAAGCTCCATATCTAACTGCCTTATACGCGAGTCTACCGGTCATAACATCTGCAGTTATAATTGGTAGTTCCTGTAGTGTTTCTTTACCTACCCACTCGTTTCTTATAAATTGTCCAACATCTCCTCTTCCTTCTTCCCAAGGAGCCTTGACCGCGTTTTGCAAAGCCCACAACGCTGCTGCAGCCGTACCTTCTTCTTTCGATATTCTAAAAAATTCTGCGTTAGCGGTTCTCATTAATTCTTTATATGATTCCGGCCTTATTTCATTAGCAATATCCGCTATTATATCTGTAGCAATAGCTGTACCGGTCTCGCCCGGTTTTATACGTGGATCAATAAAGAATTTTTTAAAGAAGTAGGTATCATTAAAGGCTTTGGTGAATTCACTAAATGCATCGTATCGAGTTGCAGTCGCTATTCTTTGGTCTTCGACCCATTGTGCATCATAGGCTTTATTTTCCCAATCAGTGTCATACGTACCTACCTTGTCTTCATATTCCTGTAACTTTTCTTCTCGATACATGGCATAATCGACAAATTTACGCATAACCCAAGGCACACTATTGTATGCCTCATCATCTACTTCTAACTGTCCTGCTATATTCATAGCTACATATGGATCACGTTCTTTCAATTCGTATAATGTAACAGGTACATCTACCGGACCTATAGTTGCGAGTGAAACTGAAAGTTCGGCACCAGTTTCGGCATCCGTTCCTCTAGGGAATTCCAGACCTCTGGGAGTAATAGCTCCGTTACTCCATCCTTCTATAGGCTCAAATGAAACAGGGTCTAAAAGTACTGCTTTGTAATAACTTCTAGGGTCAACTACGCCCGGAGTTCTAACAAGTGGGAACAACTCTCCTGCTTCTGCGGAAGATACTAACTCGGGTATATATTCTCCTATTTTCTGAAGTGCGACAGAGGCATACCTTCTTAATTCAGGTATCCATATATTTTCTGCGAAGGTAGTTTCTTTATTATCTTCAAAGTGAATAATCGGAGGAATACGCTCGGGCGTCATCAGCTTACCCGCTAAGTAGACCACATCCATCTCATCTGGATCACGCCCTTCAGCTATGGCTATCTGTCTATTAGCCCATTCAGCCGTACGTATTTTATAGTCCGTGAGCATAGGGTACTCAACGGCAGCATTACCAGTTATAATATCATTACCAGTTACATCTTCACCTAATGAATATTCTGTTATACGTTTTGAAGGTTCAGGTAGTATCGCAGGTAACTCACCAACTTTAAGGTCTTCAAGATCCTCAACAGGTGTCGAATCTGCCCACTTCTGAATACCTTCAGCTATAAGTTGGTTTGTATCTATCCCACCAAAACCAGATCTTATAGCAGCTAAGTTATCACCTATTGTATTCTCGATGACATAATCCAACATATCATCGTAAGTTGGAAGATCATTCAAACGACTAAGACTACTTGTGTAATCCGTTATTTGGTCTAGGAAATTCTCAGGAAGAACTGAACTTACAAGAGTTGCTGCCTGTGCTCTGTAATCGTCTTTATTGATTGCTAATGTTGTACCATGTTTTAACCAATGTTCCTGTGGGGAATCACTAGGCGACAAACCATATATTTCCCTGTACTCATCTTCATTAAATTCAGAAATACCGGTCTTTGGATTAGTTGTAAACGTCTCAACTATATCTTTGGTGAAATCTTGTCTGACAGGCGCTATAACTTTTTCTAAATGCTCTTCACTAGTGAAAAGTGCTTTCTGCGCTAGTGTATATTCATTAGAAGCTGTTTGGAATCCGTTATAAGCACTGTCGTAGTCTATTTTTAAAGCAGCTAATTCAGCCTTTAATCTTGCGTGCTTACCACCATCAGCAGTGAAAGCATCTATATTATTCGCTCTAAATGTTTCTGCTACTCCTCGGTCCCCACGCCTTAAAGTATTGTTATAGTAATCTACATCGTTTTTATATTTTTCAATCGCTGTATTTAATTCGTCTCTTTTATTGTTAAAATCTAAAGCAGCTTGATCTACTAACGGCCCCTTTTCATTTGCGATTCTAAGTTTAGCTTCAGCTTCAGCTCCTGCACCCGAGATAGCATCTATAGCTCTGGCAATACCACCCCCCGTAACCTCATCTATTTTAGCGTGTAAATCTCCTAAAGTAGCACCAGATATACTTGCTTGGTATGCTTCGTATGGATCTACATCTATGTACGCAGAAGCAATTACATCACCTGCAACTTTACTAAGTACTGCTGCTTGTTTATCACTTACACCTGAAATTTTACCAAGTGTATTTGCTGTGACATTTGTTGTCATTACAGCGCGAGCTATAGCACCAGCTACTTGGTTTTCATCTACCTCACCTGTTGTTGCGAGAGAAGTAACGGAGGCAGCGGCACCACTTGTTATTACATTTTGTACTGTCTCAGGTATCGCATTCCAACCTTCGGCTAGATCACTTAATTCTATTCCTATGGTATTGGATATACCTGAAAATTTATTGAGTGATTCAGCGTCTACCTTAAAACCAAAATCTGCGCCTTCACTTGTACCCGCTACAGTTGGAGTAAGATAATCTGCTGCAGCACTTGCGCTAGCAGAAGCACCTCCTATTGCAGCACCTGTAACAGCAGCTTTTAATACATCTTCTGCATCACCACCTAACGCAACGGCGCGAATAGCACTTGATGTAGCTTGTGATGCTGCTTGTGATGCTATTTGTGCTGTGGCTGTTTGGGTTCCTACTTGGAAACCCATACCAGCCGTTGTGCTACCTACTGTGGTACCAACAGCTTTACCGACTATTGTACCAGCTTGTGCGCCTGCATAAGAAGCACCTATCGCTAATATAACATCTCCTAGATCACCGCCTTTTATGGCTGTACTTGCACCTTGAATAATAGGAACTGCCCATTGCATACCGGGTATAACCATTGCAGCTATTGATGCAATGGTAGTAAGAGGGTCATCTAACATACCCTCTACGACACCACCTATAACGTCGATTACAGGTTCAAGTATATCGTCTACAACAAAATCAACGACATCAGCTACAGCATTACCGACCCATTTAACGACTGCTTTAACAGGTTTAAAAATAGATTTAAAAAATGAACCAAAACCCACCTTACAAACCCTCCGGTAAAGGTTCAGTACCCGGCTTTATGAAAGCCATATATCTATCGTCTTCGTCTTGTCCTATACCCATTTCGGTGTCAACATTTTTAACTGAATTTTGTACAGATTGAAGAGCAGCTAGATATTCTTCTTCAAACAAGGCTGTGTAATGTGTAATACCCTGAGTCTGCAGATGCGATATATACTGTCGTATGTTGTTCGCAAAATTAGTGTCTGTATCCATATTAAAGATATGACCGGCCATTTTATTATTACTATTTTCAGTACCTCTATGTGATAAAAACATAGTATTACCAAATTGTTTTGATTCTGCAGACTTCATATTACCTTCTGCAGCTACCATAGCTAATCTTGTAGCCATAGGTATATTCTGGTATTCCTGAAGTTGTTGTATAGCTCCTAAGATAATACTCTGTTCATTCAGTGTCTCTTTGTTGCTATCTACTAATTCCATAATCCTAACTTATCTCCAGAATACTAGCTGTAACATGAAGCCGGTTTGCGGTCGCAGCGGTAACTTTAAGTATTTCGGATTCTTCTACTACAAGAGGACCAGTTAATAATTCCACGGTAGCATTTGCGCTTACAGCTTTGACTTTAAACAGACTAAATACAGCACTTGCCGAATTAGTCAGGGTAAGTGTTATAGTATCCGCATTACCGGAATCTTCAGATACCAGAATAGATTTAACAATAGTAGTCGTAGACGATGGAGCCGTATATAATACGGTTGGGCTTGTAGAAGTTAAATCTACTTTTGCGTTTTTATAATTATTAGCCATCAGCTCATAAACCACGCCAGAGATTCAGAATTCACTTGAGTGCTTCCATCTCTCAAGGCTTCGTCAAGCTGATTAAAATATATCCTTAATATGTCATTAAACTTATTAAAGTAAGTTGGATCATATAAAGGGGAAGCGTATGGAAGTGCGGGCGCACTAAAATTTATATTGTGAGTGTATGTAGGTGCAGCCATTATCTTCTCCCATCAGGCCGCATATCTATTCGTGGAGTACCTAATTGCCATTGTACTCCAGAAGCTGTGGATTCAATCTTTATAGATAATTGCCTACCCCTGACTCTGGTATTTAATTGTCCTGTATATGCTTCTACCGGTAATGTTGCACTTCTGGTTATCATACCAGTACTATTACCACCTTCTGACGCAGGATCATTGTACCCAGAACCAGAATTTTGTAATGGGTATAATGTCATAACAGCACTTGGTGAATCAGCCGTGGAACCATCAAATGTCATATCGGGCATTACACGCCATATAAAGTTAAATTTATGCCCATCATCCAGATCAAATTCAGAAGAAGTTATATGTGCATCTATAGCTGCAGTGGTAGCAGTTTCGTTGTCGTCTATACCTTCTTCATGGTTCACAAGATTGGAATTGTAAGTAGCCGCGAGTGGGAAATCACGCATACCGGAATCCAACCAAGCTGTTCGCGCTAGAGTTCCATAATACCAGATATTATCTAGGTAGTTGTAGATGACATATTTATCTACAGTACTGGAACCGCTGGAACAGTAAAACCACCAAACTTCATGGTATGCTTCGTTGGTGCCAGCAAAAACTTGATCGTTTTCTAAACTATTAAAATCATTGAATATGTACCTTAACAAATCACAAGCAAGAGGTTGTACTCTACCGTCATATTTATAAAATTTATCCTTCCCCATCCAATAGGATATACCATTTGCATAAGCTACTGCATTAGGGGAAGCTATTGAAGTATTTTCACCTATAAGTTGCGCCCCCCATACAACTTGTCCTCCTAAATACTGCAAACTGTATACAGCGGAATCAGTCCATATAGTAATTGCCTGCCTAAATTGTTTTCCGGTTATTATCTCTGAACCTCTGGATAATTTTAAACTACCTGCTTGATTAATAGCTGAAGGAGTCCAATCAACAGCACTTTCCTGATCAGACCACCTTAAAAGCATGGGATCTTGAACACTTGTGCCTATGGTATTTGCTCCTAAACAAAACAGAAACCGATTAATATCAGATGTAAGTATAAAATTTTGAATGGTAGGAACATCGGAAGCACTACCTAAACTCGAAAGAAGCACCCCACGAGTGGTTAGACCATTGGTAGCATCCCAATAATACGGAGCACCCCCTTTGGGTCCGAATACAAGATCTTCTCCAAAATTAGATTGAGTCCACAAACGAAGTTCTACTGATCCTGTACCTCCATTACCCCATGTACTTTCACCCCAGTTACCAGCACCCCATCCAGTTAATGGTACTACAGTTTCTGGGCCTACATTTATTTGGTATGCAGCATCAGTAGCAGAACCTCCATTACCGGAATCAGAAGAATTGGCCGCAATAGAGGCAGTAAATGTATACGTATTTGTATTTGTAACCGATACAACCTGATGTTCTGCATTAAGAATTGCAGCGGTTATAGTACCTCCCAGAGATACCGCACTAGTAAAAGTAACGAAATCTCCGACTAAAGCTCCATGACTACTATCTGTAACCGTTATTGTAGTAGAACCATTTGTTGCAGCAAAAGTAGCTGCATTTGTAGTAGTCGAACGAATAGGGGTTATATCGCTGTAAACACCACCCTGTTCTATATAAAATTTTAAATGGGTACCAACGCCGGTTAATTTTTGGTTAGCCAATGTCAACCAAGTCCATAAAGACCGGCATATACCTTGGAATGTCTTAGCAGATATACGTGACCAGCCCCCTATTTTTTCAGGGAGTTGCTGTCTAAAACGTATTTTATCACACTCATACCAACCATTTTCGTTGGCATATCGTGTTCTTTCTCTATTTACCCCCGCTTTGAATTCTAACCTTTTCAAAGGCATAATGACTTACTCCAAGGTTTTACCCTGCACAGGGGGGATTGAAGTTACCTCTATGGTCACACTTTTCTTTAGATTAAGAGCTGCCCCACAATCAGAACATGTATCTGCACTAAGCTCGTTTTCATCTAAATCAAACCCACAGGCAGCACATACTACTTCTACGCTATGAGCTGGTTCTATAGCGCCGTTATCCACAATTTTTGCCTCATGCCTTCTTTTCATGTGTTCACCTACGTAAGTTCAAAATGTGGCGCATCAATGAAAGGACGTTTTCCCTCAGATCGACGTAAATCAATATAACTACCCATAGCATCTTCCATAGAACCTTCCCATTTACATATATTTGATATATGCCACGCTGCGCCCCAACGAACAGCTACATCTTCCCCGATAGCAGATTCTTTTATAGCATCAGCGATATCATCATATAAATTAAGTTCCCAAGATCCTCTACCATTTATATAGGCCATGAGATCTACTGCAAGCCCCCCAAGATGCTTGGATTTCATGGTTTGGGATGCCCCTTTTTCCACAAGAATCCTTTGTTCTTCGAGAGTTCGTCTTCCCTGTATAACACCAAAATCAACTCTAGTTATCTGTATAGCATTTCTAACTATACTGGATAACCTTGTGTCCACCCTCATTAAATTCCCACGAGAACGTTCCGATAAAATATAACTCATTTACCTGCTCGCCATGCTCTGGCCTTGGACATTGCGCGATTCCCGAACCAGAAAGCTATTATAGCTGAGAATATAGCCTGAGTTTCCCCATCCCATATAGTAAGTAATCCAGCCGTTAAATCCATTCCACTAGTGCTCACCATAGCGTATAAGGTGACTCCTTTAATCGTGGCAAACAAGGAAAAGAAGGCATAAGTAAGGACAGGGCGCACAGAACCCCGAAGAGCGTTGACAAATCCTCCAGCGTCAATACTTCTATCATGGCTGTATAAACCTTTTGTTTCCTCTATTTCAGCTTGGGCATCCAGTTCCTGTACTTTTAATGTGGATAATTGTTCAGCATATTTGGCTTTAGCCTCAAGCATAGCCAGTTCCTGCTTGTTCACCTGAGCCTGTTTAAAATACCCAAGAATTTCCGGTACAATGGATGTACCAAAACCAAGCAAAGTACCGAGAAGACTTAACATTCAGGTATCTGTCCCGCCCGCCCTTAATATTTCTTCGATCTCTTGCATTGAATATTGCAGAACATGGTTATCGTTAACCTTCACAATACAAAGCATATCCACCAAAGGGCTCCCATTAAGATAGTTCACGAAACGCCGACCATGAATCACACCTACCGTTGGCTGTTGGCGACTTCTGAAAAGCCTCACCACTGTAATCTCGGTATGCTGAAGGCCATGATGACGGAGCCATATTTGTACTGACCTGTCACTCAAATCACGGAAGTCAGCCTGCCACTTGTAATGAAAAAAACCTGTTAGCTGGTTGAAATCAAGACCCGGTTCTCCACAGGGATGCAATATTTGTTGCTCGCTATGTTCTTCCTGTCCTTGAGCAACCGCAGCTACCGAAAAATTAAAAGGAAGAACCAAAAATAAAAGAATAACTAGGAATAGTTTAATCATTTTCTTACACTCATATATGCGGTCATACCCATGTACGCACCCACTATCCCTGCCTGTCCTATGTAAAATAAACCAAATAAATCAGCTAACACCTCTATTCTGCTATCAGGAAATATTGGTAGAAAAACAAACCCAGTAAACACAAGCATAGAAACCAAGGCAACCCAAGCCATCCTACGTTGTGCGTCTGCTTTTTCATATTTACGCAATGCTTCAACAGCGGCTAACTCTGTATCCGAAACAACTCCGTCACGATCAAGATCTAATTCATCTTTCGATTTTTTCCTATCAACCATTTTAGCCACTTCTTGAACGTTTTTGTTTCGTATATACGGATCATCATCCATATAATAGAGAATAAAGCTGCCAGATTTGGCAGTATTTGTGCCCAAGAAAAACCAGCCACAAGGATTGCAGTTATATCAAGAGGAGTTTTTGGGTCGTTTAATGTCATTTAAAGTCACGATGATTCCGTTTCAGCGACTAAACTTTCTTGCAAAGCGTCCACAAATCCTTTTAATCCTACCGCTATCTGGTCTAACTGAAATCTATGTTGCTCCTGTTTCGCTTTCAAATTCCTTATCTGGCTGCATAAATACTTTTGTTTATCAGTAAGATCGTCAACATTATATTCTTCGTCATCCAGTATTAATGTATTCTCGGCCACTTTTACCTCTTGAATTATTCTGGTTTTGGATAAGCAGCCTTCACCGCTGCGACAGCGTCCTCCCATGTGGTCGTGCCATCCTGTGCATCCCAATACTGCATATCTAATTGTTCTTCGAGGGGAGGGTAGGCTTCAGCACGTTTACGATAGTAATCCTCTGCATCCCATTCTACCTCTAACTCAGTTACCTTCTCGCCTATTTGAGCCCAAGTGACTCCAAAATCATCAGGATTGCTGGAAAGTATTTCCGTACCATCTTCCTCTAAACCTGTAACAATGCTAAACCGCGCAAGGAATTCCACCTCGCTTGTCGGCGTTTCACCATCCATCGTCCAACCTTGCTCCACCAGAGCGAGTAAAGCGTCATCTACCGTTGGTTGCTTTTCCATTACTTAACTCCCATCTATTTCCCAAAGAGTCAGGGTTGAGATTGAGCGACCATAAGTAGTCGAGTCGCTATCTGTATAACCACCGTTTAGACGTATGTGATTCCCAGACCCCGCATCAATAACTTGTACATCATACGTGGTTGAACTTGTTGTGGACGGGGAATCTATGTATGTCACAGTCTGTTTTGTGGCACGGCTCATTCCTAGATTGGCACTGATCACCATACTGCCTGAAGAAACTTGCAGCCTTGAGCCAGCAGAAGCACCAACGGCGATCACTGTCGAGCCTCGCCGCAAGCGCATGAATCCGTAGTTTGAAGCACCAAAGTTGGAATCTACCATGACAAGAATTTTAGAGGAGGATGCACTTGGAGTTATTGCGCCAGTAATAGCAGTGGTTCGCCAAGAACTCACAGAAGCATAATAAACCATCGCAGTAAACGTATGCTGAACGACTTGCAAAATTTTGCCTCCGCCTGCCGGGGCCGTAGAACTCCAAGTGCTTCCATTCGACGTCAAAACGTTCCCACTCGTTGATGGGGCGATAGCCTGAAAAGCTGAGGTGCCATTTCCTAACAGGACGTTATTGGATGCAAAAGTGCTGGCTCCAGTACCACCATTGGCGACACTGAGATCGGTTCCTAGTGTTAATCCGCCTACTATTTCGACGTTTGTTCCGCCCGTTGCAATTTTAATAACATCAGCATCTGCATCATTCTTAATCGTTACATCGTTGGTCGATCCCTGACCTGTTATAATTATTCCCTCGGATGATGTGTACCCTATCGCCGCATTATCTCCTGATGCGGTATCTCCATCAGCATTCAGAGTTCCTGCAGTTAAATCGCCAACAACGTCTACATTAGTAGTGCCTGTCGCAATCGTAATTACATCTGCATCAGCGTCATTCTTGATCGTGACATCGTTAGTGCTTCCCTGCCCGGTGATGATAATACCTTCAGAAGAAGTGTATCCTATAGCTGCATTATCACTCGCTGCAGTATCTCCTGCAGGCTCTACTGTTCCTGTAGCTGTGATGTTCCCGGTAACTGCAAGAACAGAGCCATCGAAAGATAAATTCGCTTCACCATTAACAGTCGAACTATCTACAGATGTGATAACTCTGTTATCTCCTGAATTGGTATAAGAAGTAATGGACGCTGCTGTTGCCGCAGCCCATGCGATATCAGTTCCATCGCTCTTTAGAAAATAACCGCTACTGCCGACTGCTAGTGCAGCGGGATCGCCAGAACTATCGCCATAGATTATTTTACCTCGCGCCAATCCCGCCATCTTTGCCAGACTTACAGCGTTATTCGCTATCGTCAGTGCGCCGTCTGTAGCTATCGTTGCATCGCCTGAAATAACTACGGGATTAAAGTTTGTTCCGTCAGCGATTAACGCCGCGCCGCTTGTATTTGTGCCCATCGTCAGGTCATCACCTGATATGGTCAAATCTCCTGCAATCGTTACGTTCGTCGTTCCTGTAGGAATAGAAATTACTGCAGCGTCGGCATCATTTTTGATAGTTACATCGTTGGTGCTGCCTTGTCCTGTAACAATAATTCCCTCTGCCGAGGTATAGCCTATTGCAGCGTTATCTCCGGAAGAAGTGTCTCCGTCTGGCTCAAAAGTGGCAGCAGTTGCCACACCAACAATATCTACATTCGTGGTGCCTGTTGGAATTGCAATAACAATAGTATCAGCATCGTTTTTAACGGTTACATCGTTGGTTGAACCTTGCCCAGTAACAATAATACCTTCAGCCGAGGTATAACCTATGGCGGCAGTATCATTGGAAGCGGTGTCTCCATCCGGCTTAAACGTAGCGGCTGTAGCATCCCCGACAATATCTACATTTGTCGTCCCTGTAGCAATAACCAGTACATCTGCGTCAGCATCGTTTTTAACGGTTATATCGTTAGTAGAACCTTGTCCTGTAAGAATAAGACCTTCAGCCGAGGTATAACCTATGGCAGCATTATCCCCAGCGGCAGTATCCCCATCAGGTTCAAAAGAAGCTGCTGTTGCCGTACCGACAATATCTACGTTCGTAGTACCTGTTGGGATTGCAATAACAATAGCATCAGCATCGTTTTTAACGGTTATATCGTTGGTAGAACCTTGTCCTGTAAGAATAAGACCTTCTGCAGAGGTGTACCCCATTGCAGCATTATCACTAGCAGAAGTATCCCCGGTGGCTTCAACAGTTGCTCCTGTTATTACACCTGAAGCAGTTATGGCAGTAGCAGTGAGTGTTCCGGTAACATTACTTACGGCTTCTACTACATTCGTACCATCACAGAACAGCAACATGGTAGCTCCGTTAGGTATGGCTATTCCTGTACCGGAAGCTGTCTTTAATGTAGCTATTTGCCCGGCTCCATTTGTCACAATGTATATTTTGGACAAAGCTGGGCATATAACGGTAGCTGCTCCGCTTAAATTAGTACCAGTATCAGTGAGACTAAGCATAGCCGAACGAGATTCAGCGGTAGTACCGTTAGCTGTTGAAAGTGTGGCCGAATTACCAGACCAAGTGTTAATGACACTTCGTCCAGCAATAGCCTCCTCTAGCATGGAGGTAATATTATCATTTACTACCGGTCCCCAAGACCCATCCAGTTCTCCTGCGGTGGGTTTAGCTATTTTAAGAAGGGTAGTATATGTAGTTGCCATTTGAACAATTCCCTATAATCACGATGCTATAATATATTACTCTATACTTATTTAAAATCCAACAACAAGCTGCCAATCAGGAGTTTGACTAGTATCTACATCACCCCAAAGTAATGGGTCACCTATACTTCCAGTAGCACTTACTCCTGTGGGTGCCACATTAGCACTTAAAGCTACAACTACATTGCCTACTTGCCCTGTCCCAGAAACACCTGTAGGCGCAACATTTGCGATTCCAGTAACTGTTTCAGAACCCAACGCGCCTGTCGCAGAAACACCTGTTGCTGCGATTGTTGCGCCTCCGGTGACTGCTTCAGAACCTAACGCGCCTGTCGCAGAAACGCCTGTTACTGCGAATGTTGTGCCAGCTCCGGCACTTGCAGAACCCAACGTAACTGTTGCAGAAACACCTGTGGCAGAAACATTCGCAATTCCGGTGGCTGTAACTGAGCCAAGGGCAGTAGTAGAAGATACTCCTGTAACAACTTCAGGAATTTCTGCGCCCCACGGGCCTTCACCCCAACTACCTCTACCCCAACCACCACTACCTTCTGTAGCTACGACTGTAACTGAACCAAGGGCAGTAGTAGAAGATACTCCTGTAACAGTTACAGTAAAATTTGTAACTACGGTTTCAGAACCTATAGCACCTGTAGCAGAAACACCTGTAACAGAAACATTTACAGCCCCTGTAGTAGTTTCAGAACCAAGGGCAGTAGTAGAAGATACTCCAGTAACAGCTACAGGGGCGGCTGCCCCCCACGCTCCACTACCCCAAGTACTTCTACCCCAACCGTATAACAGGGCCACAACTACAACCTACGCGAGACGAATAATTGCGTTGCTCGCATCTGCCGCAGGGAACGTGATGGTGAAATCACCACCGGAAGATGACTTATCAGCCCCAAAATCAAGCACAGCAACTGCTTTATCGGAATCAGTATCATTATAAATCAATGCGCCCCGAGCCGTAATTGTTGCAGTACTCCAAGTAGTATCAGCAAAATCGGTAAACCCGGTGGTACCACTACTTGATGGATCAACTCTGGTAAGGGTATTTCCCCCAGCAGTATAATTCGTTCCAGATACTTCATTAGTTGTGCTATACGCCGTTGTAGCAGCACTTAAAGTCGCACTGGAAGTGTACAAGGCAATCTTGAAAGTATCACCGCCACTGTTTTTAAAGTTATGCACTGCTTCCAAAAGTTCTTTTTTGAAAGAAGTTGCCATCGCTTGTGTAATTGCCATAATTTACTCCTAACTTACAGCTTGTCTATATTGTCCTGCGCGGTAAGAATCTTCACGTAACTTACCATCACCAAGATTTTTTAGCAGCCCTATAGATTGTAGATACATCTTATCATATATAGCTACTACATCTGGTTCACCCTTCATAAAACGTATAGCCTCAACTAGAGAACCGTTCAATAAAGCGGAACTAAATTCATCTCCTAACCATGTAGTGCCCGCAGTGACAATAGACTCAGGATAGTAGCCATAATGTAATTCAGAAGTATACGCACTATTCGGAGTCGGGCCTAATATAAAGCTAGTATCGTCAAAATACGCATAATGTGCAGGAAATCCTGTGGTAGCAGGATTAGGATACGCATCCCGTATAAAGTTAACATCTTTGTTCAGCAGGAATGTATAAACACCATCACTGTCTAAAACTGCCAAACTATAAGTGTACAAAAAATCCGTAGGTGTTGCTAAATACTTATTACCTGATGTTAACGTGCCGGTAACATTCCTTCGTAAAGCAGGTATTTGTACACTGTTATAAATATTCTGTTCGGCTTGATCAGCGAACAAAGCTAACTGATCATCTGTAAATGTATTCTCACAGATATCCGCTATGTTTGTTTTTAATTCTGTATAATTCATATCAAACCAAATTATTAAGAGGTAGTTACTGTAACCTGACCTATAACTCCAGCACTGATGATAGGAGATATTTCCTGTTTGCCTGCAGGATTAATACCTCCTGATGCATTTATAACAACTATTTGCGCTCTACTTTGTGCATAACCTGTAAAATCCGGTCTTGGGTTTCGTATGGCTTGAGGATCATCCACAGGATACATACCTAATTTAAGCTGTGGGTGATCCTCGTTCCAACATGTGGGACATGCCATTATATTTGTGACTTTATCCTTTCGGATTAAATTACGTAATTCATGCAATTTGTATCTAAATCCACAAACATCGCATTCCGCGATGGCATTTTTACTAGATGCAAATCTTCCAGCCATACAACAAAGCCTCTAACCTCTTTCCCTCATAATAATCCCTGCTACGGCCATTACAGCGGCTGCAAGCAAGAAATAAAAGGCACTTCCCGGCATGATCATCGAAAGGATCAATGCCCCAACACCAACCGCGAGCCACGAAGTTGGTTCGATTATTCTATCGGTAATCCATCTCATTCTATTAAACTCCAGTTATCTATATTCTGGTAGCACGAGGGACAAATCTCGCTGAAGTTTTGTCCCTGTCTTCTTGTGCTGCTAATTGAAACTGGGACTCATACTCGGTTTTTAACATCTGAAGTCTGGGAGCGAGTTCCGGTTCCTTCATAGCAATTCCATAAGCTAGTCCTGCTACCAAACTAGGTAGGAAACGATAATTCATATCCGCTGTTTCAACACCATTCCCGGCGTCCTCAATACGCCTCATACGCCAATATACAAATGTGTAATCATTACTATCAGGTACCGGCCATACATTTATACGAGGAGCAGTAATAAGACGTTCTATCCACACCTGTATAGGTCTTCCACGTGTTAATTTATTGGGTATCGACGAATAATCACTCACACTGATTCTACTCATATTAAGATCAGATTGTTTAGTCGTATCACCACTATCAGTACGTATTACCTGTTCCAATAAATCTATAGTGTCAGCAGGTAAGGTATATTGGGAAGTACCTGTTACAAGACTTACGGTATCAGAATCTATCGTCCAGAGATTTATACCTCTATTCTGCCATTCCAGAGTAAGTAAATTCATAGATCTGCGAGCAGTTCTTAGGTCAAACCCCGAACGCATTTCGCGGCCAGCACGTTCCCATGCTTCTTCAGCAATTTCCGCGAAATCCATATTAAATGCTGTTGTACCCGAAGTAGCCATTAAGCTGTTCTACTCTTCTTTTTCTTGAGTTTCTTACCGGTTTTTTTGGCGTACTGCATAGCCTTCTTCCTACCGGCTTTACCGTACGAAAATTTCTTTTTTCCTACATAAGGCATTAATCTTCCCTCGCTGTTTTCTTGCAGCAATCCTCGATATTCCTGTTGGCGTGGTCACTACATGTACCTTTGAGTACCTGTTTCATTTTCTTTTTCTTCTGCACAAAATCTTTTATTCTGCGCCTGACCATGAAACTAGTTCTACCCTCCATCAGGAACCCTTCATGCGTATCATCTTGGCCTTACGACGACCCTGCGTTTCTTTGCCGCAACCACGGATCTTACCACCATGATAATATGATTTTGTACCGGGCCTGCCCTTCCTCTTCCTCTTTTTTCGAGGTTTAATTTCTTCAGCCGTGAAACCCATCGGACGTTCTCCAGCAGCAGCAGCTTCGGTTTTGCGTTTGCGTGCAGAAAGTGCCTCACGTATTCCACCTAGCGCTCCCGTGCCCGGCGACAGCCCCGTACCAACAGCCCCAAGTGCGCTTAATATATTTCTTCCCTGCGCTCCCGCATCAGGAGAACTCCTAGGAGAACCCGTTGGCCGCATACCACGTGGCCTTTGTCGGTTAGCCCGTTCATCGACTGCTAATTCTTCTGGAATCGGAAGACCTGTTGCAACCCCGCCAACTTCGTACTTACGTACCCGTTTCTTCTTTTTATCTTTAGCCATAAACTCAGCTCCTACAGATCGAGGAACGCCAACTTCTGCGGCGAACTCCGGATTATTAGCGACAGCACCCATAAACCTGCGCTGTTGAGGACTTCTACTAGGCATACCCTAACTGTAAAACACCGTTATGGAAGACAAAGTAGTTTGCGTGTACAGAACATAACCACCAGCCGCGAACAGAATCCCGTCATCAGGAATATCAGGGTACTGTGTGGTATTCGCGGAAGCCACGGTATTAAACTGCATTGCTACCGCACCAGATGAAGAAGTCTGTCTAAAGGTAGTCGTACCTGCAGTACCAGTATTCACAGCATAAATGCCACGAAGTCTCATTCTACCCCTGAACATAGGTGCAGCGATAGATGTACCAGAACCAGCACTTACATTTCCGGCAGGGTCTCCTACCGCAGCTATTTGAGTGATAGTTGCAAAATAAGCCGTACCTGTTGCCGTACCAGCATTAGCACCCGTGATAGATTCAGTTGCAGACGTTCCCGTTTCATCTGTCCCTGTGACAGTAAAGGAAATCCCGCTGTCATCACCGGCACTCAGGATAGTTATATTGCGTGGCTGATCAAAAGTAACTGCTCCTCCAGAGGCTAAAGCACCTCCAAGGACCAGATTAGCACCATCACCAACCGCCGCTGCAGTGGAAATACCATCAGTATCTGCCGTTGCAGCTTCTATAAATGTGGATTGAATATCAGAGGACATATCTTATTCCCTATAATGATTAGAAAAACAGACCCTCCAATTACGCAATCTGTACATATTCTATGATGAAGGTGAAGGAACCAGCAGTAGTTGCGTCCACGGTATTCGTGATATTGCAATAAATAGTCCGTGCAGCAGAAGTATACTGAACAGAAGCCGGAGCAGTAGTGCCACTCTCAGTCTGAGTTACTAACGAAGGTAATGTCACGTTACCTACAACAACCGTAGTACCGCCATCAAGAATCTGATCAGTAACAGCCGCTACAATCTGAGCACCAGAACTAGACGTTCCGACCTCATAACCAATGTCGCCCGTTCCAATTACTGGAGCCGTGGCACAGAATATTTTGATATTGGTTATAATTGTGTTAGCGGGTTGCGTAAACTCACCAATCGCAGGGCTATCGCCAGCAGTGGTATTAACTGTAACGCCTGTGGCATAACCAACATGCTTGATATATTTGTTGGTAAAAATACCTGTAGACGCTTGGGAAGAAGTTTCAGTAACGACCCCGGTATTATCAGCAATATTTATAACTTTGAAACCGTTTTCAGAACGGACGGGACCGTTAAATGTTGTGTTAGCCATGTGTATCTCCTGTCGCGGCTAGTGTCAGTCATTAAGACTGTCAGGGATAAATTATTGTATAACAAAAAAGAGAGGGGGCAACAAGTACCCCCTCCTCAATTTTATGCACCGGGTGATCCATAAACCCCAAGAGGATCGGAAACACCAAATGAATAACGTTCTCTAGCCTTATAGCGGCTATTGCCCGTATCGAAATCAGCATCCATAGATGTAGACATCGGGGTACGAACAAAGTGCTTCAAGCCATTCGGAACGTCCGACATCAAAAACCATGCATCTGTATCTGTTAGATAATGGTTTACTGCATACCCTTCAGGAACAGAACCGTTGTTCTTGAGAGCATTGATATCGTTATCCGCAGTGCTGACACGTCCCTGAGTTTCCAACAACCGCGTAGCAACGAATTGCAGTGCAGGTGGGATAATCAGTTTACGTGGTTTGGCGGCAATCAACAGGCTACGCTCATCCGTCCAACCAGCAATTGATATAACGGCGGCTTCAAGAGAAGTCTCGTTAAGATCAGCGGCTGTAGATGGTGTGTTTGCGTTGGTACCACCAGAAACAAGCGGATGAGCGGTGGAGCAAAGTACAACACCGTCCCCATGTGTGGTGGAGAAGGCGTCATTAAGAATAGTCGCCGCCTTAACCTGTTTAGTGTAAGCCATAGCGCGGGCAAGAGCCTTTGTATAACGAGCAGACAAAGAGTCATACAGGTTATCTTCAACGGCTTCCTCAGTAACTGAGAATCCCATCGCAATGGTTTCGTGATTGTAACGAGCCGTC